ATGAGGCATAAATGCTCTTCATCCGTTGGTTTGTGGACTTGTCCTACAAACCTATGGAAGTTCTTCGGCTTCAGGTCTCCCAAGAGCAAAGACCCCTTCTTATGGAAGGGCTCTTTGTCTAATACCCTCAGCCGTCGCGAAGTACGCGATAAGCTTCCGATGGTTGACATGCCTGCACCAGGCCTTCTCCGTCTTATCAAGGTGGTCTTGTTGGAGAAGGAAACGCTGACTGGTGCCGAATTCAGAACCCGCATGAGCTTCGTTCAAGACGTGTATAAGTGTCTCATGGCGGGTCTGATTTCCGCGAATGGCGGCCGCCTAAAGATTGACCGAGCGACTAGAGTCGGTCGCGCTTTGTATCTTGAAAGCGTCAATCTTATGCGGTGGCTCGCCTATTTAGGAATGGCGTCAGGAACGGCCTTTCTGGCCAAGACCATTAAAGCGGTTTTAGCGAACATTCGACAGAACGTGTTTCAGCAGGTTTCGCTCCGCGGGTCTAATCCCCTCCTCAGGCTAATGTCCATCTTGAGGTTAGGAGAGGATGGTCGCTTGGCGGTCTCGTATTCATCGCGAGCACTGCCTTATCCCGACCAAGCGACGGTCCAGAAAGGAATCGATGTGCACAAGACAACGTTGTGCAAGGAGGAGTTCATCACTAAGGAACCCCTCCTCAGGGAAGCGCGTGCTTTCGGAGAGTACATTGGGTCGCGCTTCAACAGGCCCCTACGCCTGTACGACCCTGATCTTACTCAGGGTGCCTGCATCGAATCAACGAGGCGTCAAGGCGGCCTCGCTGCGTTCCTGACCAAGTTTTACCAAAGCGCCGAGTACGAAGAGCGTCGTACTGTCTACGGTGAAGCGCCCGAAGGTTGGCAGTTCTTGTCATGGTGTTCGTATACCTCGGGTGCTCGAATTCGGGATATGTTGGCCGTAGACCTCAGGAAGGGCCTGGTCGCAGGGCGACCGCGCGCAATCGTGGAGGCGATTCCTGAGCGGGGGCACAAAGTGCGGGTGGTTACTAAATCACCCGGTGCCCTGGTGGCGCTTTCCCACTTCCTCCGCCTAGAGCTTCTCAAGCTTCTACGCGGGTTACCAGAGTGCCGTGAGGTTCTCCAGGGAGATCGTCGAAAGGCGGTGGAGAGTCTCTTCCCTGTCGGGGGCCATCGTGCGGTCGTGTCCGCGGACCTGACAGCAGCGAGTGACCGCTTGCCTCGGGATCTGGTAATGGCGATTTGGAACGGCATTCTCTCTGCCGCCAAATGGCCTAAGTGGGCAGAAGAGGTGGTCCTTCTTTCTATGGGACCGCAGCAACTAGAGTACCCTGATGGGGAGATCCTCGTTTCGAAGAAAGGGATATTGATGGGTCTTCCCCTTACATGGGTCACGCTCTCTCTAGTTCACCTCTTCTGGGCAAAACTTGCCGCATCATGGAGTGGACTCCCGCCACAACCCTTCGTTATTTGTGGTGATGATCTTCTAGGGTTGTGGACCCCGACTATGGTCCGTGAGTATGAGGACCTCGTACGGGCGTCGGGTGGAGAATTCTCTGCCGGTAAACACTACGTCTCGCGAAAGTGGGGGGTGTTTACCGAAGAGATCTTCCGGGTGGGGTATCAAACCCGCGTAACCGGCACACATCGTGTTGCTCGTCTTGGCCGGTTTTACGCTCCTCTTCCATGGTCCAACTTTGACCC